CTAGTTAGAGCTTGCTGTATATCTTTTGGAAGGTCTTTTACTATCTTGTTGTATTGAACTTCAGACTTTTTAGACATCTTTCTTATCATGTCTGAAACCTTGAGTGCCAGCTTTGGTTCACCAGCAAACAATGCAAGTTCTTGGCCTATGACTTCAACAGACATAGGGTTGAGAAAATCATACACCCAAGGTATTTCCCTTTTGATGATTTTCATTGGGTCAATGCTCATGTCAGCGGCTTTACTGAGGTCTTGCTGGGCTTTTTTGCTGACTTTGGCAGTTCTTCTTTTTACGATAACATTGCCACAGCGGTATAGAATATTCAAGAACCTTTCAGAGCGTTCTCGACCGCCAACCTTTTGAAACCACTTTTTATAGAAACGCTCTATTTTTTTGTTTGGGTGTACAAGCGTTATTCCCTGACTAGCAAAATCACCCATAAGGTCAATAATGTTTTTTATGATGCCGACCTTATTATAGGCATCCATACACATTTTAATAATGTGTTTTTGTTGACTAGGGATTCTTTCGTTTGTACGAAATCTATAGTAGTCATCCCTAGTAAACTGCTGACGAACAGAAAGGTTTGGCTCTATATCAAGAAAACTTCTATGAGAAGCAGACGAACTTTGTACTCCCTCGTAAGCATCAATTGCTTCTCCAGATATCTCAAAAGCCCTTGCTTTATCAGAATCTCCAGACCAAGTTACGAAAGGACTTCGTTTGTTTTCCTGTTCTGCCATTTAATCATTACCTTTGTAATAGTATTGCAATAGAATCGTCTACACTATTATACACAAAATTAATAAATATCTTTCATTCCTTGGGTAAACCAGTTTGGTCCAGTGAAAGATGGTCCTTCCATACTCATTCTATCGTTGTTAGCAAAGCCACCTGTTGTATTGTATATAGACTTCTCTGGAGTCCTTGCCAATGTTCTACCGGCCATGTTTGCCATGAGTAATGCTGAGTAGCGGTCTTTTCTTATCTTTTGTTTTTTACCAGCGGCGACAATCATCTCCGGCGTATCCCATTTGTCTCTACCAGAAGCTGTTTGTGTCATCTGAATCATAGACAGCTCATTTTTAAGTTCTTCTATTTCTAGAACACAGTCTTCTAATGTGTCGTATTTTCTTTCTGCTATAGCGTCTGTAGCGGTAGACAAACCAAGACTAACGGAATCAAAAAATGGAAACAGCAAAACTTTATCCTCAAAGTCTTTTCTTAGTCCATGATTAGCTTCTGCTAACCAGTCTGACTTAGCAAACTGACACATTTCTAATATGTGCAATCCCGGATTGTCATCTGTATCCTTATGTTTGTTTTCATCTATTATTGGCCATATAGCAAGCTCACCATCTTTAATTTTATCTTTATCGTGTAGTGCTTCCATCACGGCAATACCACCACCTTGTGCATCCATAGCAACGTGGTTGCAAGGAAACCTTTTCATTAAGTCTCTAATTTTTCTAGCACAAAAAGAATAATAATCACTTTCGGAAGTTATTCCTGATTTGACCATCTCTTTGTGATGACTTCTTGTTGTAGTCCAGCAATAAACAATTCGACGATGGTCTGGCTGAACTTCAAGAACAACGATGCTAAAGTTATCGACTTCTGAAGCTGGGTCAACACCTATGATGTATTGCGACTGAGAATCTCCAATCAAAGCCGGTGAAAAGAAAACCTCCCCGCTAGGCAGCTTGATTTGATTATCATTTGAAACAACACAGGACTCGATAAGAGAGCGTTTGAAGAACCCTTGACTATCTGTGGTAAAACATGCCGCAAACTCCATTTGGTAGATTCCTGAGTGAACTGTGGCCTTTGAGCGGGCAACCTGAGCAGCGTCCATGAAACCTTCTGGAAGCATCTCAAAAGGTATCCTCATTATGCTGTATTGAGTCCAATCAAAATCTTTCGGAACCTCTTCATTGCCAAACACTTCTTTTAACTTTGTAGGGTTTCCCTTGCTCTTAATTATTGACCTCCACTTTTTCCAGTAATCTGCAAAGTGGTTGAAGTCATAATAAGCAGTACCAGACAGAATAATCTGGTTTGACATGTCTTGTTCTACTTCACTATCGGCAAGTTCTAGATACTCACCGAGTTCTTTTGCTTTCTTTTCAGATGCAAGCCTTTTTACATTTTCTATAGGTGACGAGCTTACAGCAGCAAAACCAGCAACAACATTTTCAAATATTTCACGAGGCACAGAAGCAAATTCGTCTGTAATGATATCATTAGCACGTTGACCACGAATCTTAGTACCATCACCAAGTGGTAAACATGTTATAGTGCTTTTCCCCAACTTCATAACACATCTGTCAACATCTCTTCTCGGACCACTTGATGGTCCCATAATATCTCTTAGTAGGGGAGAGTTTTGCCATATTGTATCCATATACTCAAACAAAACTTTTGATTGTCTAAATGCAGCACCTACAATTACTATCTTTCTGCCCGGCATAAAAAAAGCACGAAGCATTGAGTAAAGAGAAAGTATAAATGATTTACCAAGACCACGAGAGCCTATTAGCATAGGAAACTTTCTATTCCAAAGCTCGTGTAATATAAGAGATTGCATTGGAAGAATGTCTATGTTGAATACTTGCTTGCAAACAAAACTGAAATACTCAGGTTGTGACATGAGCCAAGTAAGATGAATATGAAATTCTTCTTCGCTGTTTGCGTAGGTATGTGTCAGCGGGTTAAATATTTTAGACTCGTCTACGTCTATGTTTAACCAAGCATCGTCTATTTTTTTGAGATTAGACACTCTATATTTTCATACCCCTTTTGACCGAGAACAGCATCAGCGAAACCATAATCCACAGCCTCTTCTGCTGTCATGTACCAATCGCCTTTACGGTCTATATTTTTTCTTATGAAGTTTTTTATACTCACAGGTGTTTTATACTTATTATTATTCTTAAAAAAGTTGCCTTTCGCACACTTTTTCGTATAAATATCCAACATCCTTTGATTGCACTTTGAATTTTGCTCTGCGTTGGACTGGACGACCAGTGAATGCCCCTCTACGCCGACAGAACCCCAGTGAATCATAAACTCCACATTTGGCATTAATACTCTACTGTCTGCTGCCTGAAGTATAACTGTGGACATAGAAGAAACGCTGGCATATCCAAGTATGGTTATTTTGTTTGGTGAAAATGTCATTGCGTCATATACACCCATACCATCATGCCAATTACCACCAATAGTATGCATGTGGACTAACACATCTTTTTCTTTAAGTATGTGTAGATTTTTTACAAAATTAGTTGCCATCCTATATTCAATACCCGGCTCTTGCTCGTCGTCTATGTAGTAGCCGTGTAAATATATTTCCCCAGTTTCTGCATTTAAACCATGATTTTGCACTTGGTTTAGCAAAGAATAATCACAAGACATATATTACCTCTCTTGTGCTAAAGTAGTGTAGGCTTCGTTGATTAAACCTATTGCAACCTCCTCCGCTTCCTGCTTGTTGTCCGTGAATATAATCGTTACTTCGTAGTTCTCTTCGTACTCGTAAAGCAGTTTTCTCATAAATTTTCCATTCATTCTTAGATACTTCCATTTTGATTTGGGGATTGTCGAACCCTCTGGAAACATCCGCAACGTATCTTCGGAAAATTCACATATTATGTATCTCCACCGGAACTCTCGCATACGTTCAAGCTCGGCCTCAAACTGTTTTCGCTTCTTGCCTAAGTTTAATGCTATCTCTCCGCTCGAAGCTTTCCTTTCAATTACAAGCAATTCTTCGAGACCCTTCGCTGTATAGTCACCCGTTTTCAGACCTTCGTCAACTACAGCTTCACAGGTCTCATAAAAGTCAAATGACCAGCCGTTCTTCTCTCTCGTATCTCTTATAATCGTATACTTGTGTTGTGACATATCTAAGCCATTAGGTTTACTTGGTTCTAAGTATTTCCATAAACAGTCTTTCAAAGTGCTGTTCTTTTCCGTTCACCTCGTTATGGCAATCCCAACATAAAGTTATACCGTTGTCCACATCATATCTTAATGATGAAGCAGAACTCCACTTTTTAATATGATGCACCTGCATCCTTTTTCCTCTTCGTTTGCATTGAGGCATCTGACACTTATACTTGTCTCTAGCTAAAACTTTTTTTCGCCAGTCTTTATAAATAGGGTCATTAAAGTTTCTCAAAATGTACATTGACCTCCATGTCAAACTAAATGTGTGTTATAGTTAGTCATCTTATCTTCTACTGCACTATATGTTTCTAGTTGCAATGCAACGCTAGGAGTTAATCCATAACAAATATGCTTTTGATGAATCCTATCTGCACACAACCAATCCATAGGCCCTAAAGCAGGCAATGAAAGCAAAACATCGAACATACGCTTATTAATCAATACACAGTGCCAACCAGTTTCGCCAGCCATTCTTATTACATTAGGGTGTACTTCTATACTGCTACTCTTTCTGTAATATGAACCAAAGTAAATCATATCCCAGTTTTGAGTCATCAAGAATTCAGATGCTCCGTTTAATACCCAGTCAAAGTATGAAGGTCTAAGAACGCAGTCTTCCTCGACAATCAAAAGGTTCTCCGCATTGTGATGGATACCATTCTTAATTATCTCTCTGTGAGACTTCCAAGCGTTATACGCATTAGGTCTAGCTCTCCAGCTTTCTCTTGGACAAGAGCCTTCCAAGTCTGGAGGAAGCTCGTCTGTGTCAACGATGTGACAATGCTCACCTTTTCCTGCTATAAACCTGTCAAGCCATATGTCACCAACTTCAAGAAAGTTGCTATGAACCATATCAAACATCGCCTCACTTGAGGGTTGACCCTCCGCTTCTTCTCTATCCAAAGTGAGACAAAGTGACAAATCTATACTGGTTAAAAACTCGTTTTTAGCACTCATTTACCTGCGATGAATTCCTTGTTTATCGTGGTTAATTCTGGTTTATGATACTTTTTTATTTCGTTGGCTAGCTGGTCTAGACCATTAATGGCATAGTTTATGCCCGCTCTTAGTATCTCTGTCCTAGTCCTGTTTTCCATAACTAATTTATTTTGTTCAATAACAACCTCCATCATTTGCTTACTCTTATATTCGACATAAAAATAGCTGGGAGCAAATGTCACCACTGAACAACAAGCCAATATTAAAAATCTTCTTAACAATCTTTTCATGATACACCTATGGAAAAGGATAACTAAATTCTAACTTAACAACTCTAATCAGATTGCTAATGTCTTTAGCTAATTCTAGAACCCTAGATGTTCTTCTATACGCAGTCACATCCGCTACAAGCTTCTTAACTGCTTTGTGACAAACGTCATCCGGGTCTTTTCCGGCCATAAAGACCTTCAAAACCGACCCAGATGTTTCATACATGTCCACTCCAGCTTCTAATAGCTTTGGTTGTAAATTTTCTATATTTATGTGTACTCTGTACAGCATTTTTTAACCTAGACATAAACCTGACTCCTTCCCAAGTCAAACTCCACCATTCGTTCGACCAATTGTTTAAATGAGGTTTTCGGTTTCCATCCAAGCACTTCTTTTGCCTTACTGCATTTTCCACGCAAGTAAGGTACTTCAGAAGGTCTCAATAATTCTTCATCAATACTAACGTATTCATTGTAGTCCCATATATTTATACACCTAAAAGCCTCATTTAAGAAGTCTTCGACACTATATGTCTCACCTGTACAAATAACGTAATCGTCCGGTTCTTCCTGTTGAAGCATCAACCACATGGCATAAACGTAGTCTTCAGCGTGTCCCCAGTCCCTTTTTGCGTATAAATTGCCCAAATACAGCGAATTCTCACCTAAACTCTCATAGTTATCGCCTATCCATTTGGTAATTTTCCGAGTAACGAAGTTATCGCCTCTACGTTCGCTCTCATGATTAAACAAAATGCCACAACTAGCATGAATCCCGTAAGAATTACGGTAAAGGGAAACTGAATGGTGAGCAGCAAGCTTAGCAATGGCGTAAGGGGACTGAGGGTTAAAGACCGTATTCTCGTCTTGGAACTTCTCTCCGCCGAGTGTGGAAAACGAGTCGCCAAACATCTCGGAAGAAGAAGCTTGATAAAGCTTCGCTGAAGAGTCAGTTGATGCCAAATATTCGAGAACATTAAGGACTCCTTTTGCTGTAACGTCCCATGTAAGGCTAGGCTGGTCAAAGGAAGTACCTACATGAGACTGTGCGGCCAAATTGTATATTTCTGTAATCGGTTCGTAGGAGGACAGAATGTTATACAG